CTGTAAGGTTATTATAGAATCCATCCTGAGTATTGCGTACTTTGATACATAGAATGGCTGTCATAAACACCAATGGGGGCAAATCTCGCTTAGCTTGACGAATATATGATTCTCCTAATACTTCAAGGTTTTCAAGGCTTGAAAACTCATTATAATCAACTGTTATTCGCCTTAGTTTAGCTAATTTGACTGATAATGTTTTGTACTCATTTAATAGGTAAGCCGGAGCTGCTTTACCTTCATTTTTTAATCGTTCACGAATTACCCACAATTGATAAATAATACCATCGATTCCGGCTATTAAATCTAGATCCATTTGTTTTTCGTAGTCCAGGAACCAACTCCCTTTTTTTGTCATTGGCATATCGCTCACTATAAGTTTTGAACGGTAAAATTGCGACTTCTGGAAATAACTCTGATTACCACCAATTGCTGGGAATGTTTCTTCGCGAAGTTTGGCCGCATTTAAGAACTTAGCTTCATCAAATATACCATAATCAAGTGTCAAGGAATTGGATGTTCCTACGCCGTCCTGAGTGATTATATATTGAATTGAACCATTATACCAACTAATCACATGATCGTATTTCTCGGGCTCTATGATGGGCGTTTTGAAGTGCATCTTTGGATCGGGTCGACGACCAACCACATAATGAACATTTCGCTTGTATTTTAAATCCGCTAATGCTTTAAATGTTCCTGGCAATGTACGTGTGAGCGCTTGTTGGAATGTGGATGCAACATAACCGCCAGATGAACCAGACATGTATTGTGTGTTTCGCAAAACAAAGGGTGCGACAATGCCGTGTGACTTACCAAGGCGACGACCACCGACCACAACAGTCGTGTTGCATTGGCGTTGCATTACTCGCTGTTGAGCTGCGTTATAATAAATTTGATTGAGTCTATCAGGATTTTGCATAATCGTCAAAAACAGAATTTACATCGAGATCTTCATAAGTTACATCTTCTACAATTTCGATATCGGATTTATATTTTTCAAAAAGTTTCGCAATTTTATCTTTAAGATTTGGAATTGGCTTGATTCCAATTACCGAAGGATCGGAAGTGATAATCCAACTTTGAGGTTTAATATCATCCCATGGGAATTCGGTAGGATCGTCTTTATCTAACTTGTTTATTTTGCCGGAAACAGCAGCCGCTTTTATAATTGCATCTTCGTTGCTTTTTACACGTGCCATTTCCACGGCTTCATCGAGCCAGCAGTTTGTTTTGTACAAATGCCAGTCTTTTGAGGCTTTATTTACATTGCCAAGCAAATCTTTGATTAGCCTAACATCATCGTATGCTGTCGATTTTTCGACTCCATACATGCTCATGATGTGTTGGGCTATTTCCTTCTCTTTTTTACGAGAAAAATCGTTCCAGTACGTAAATCCTGCACGTATGCGCACTATTCTATCGCGAACTGCGGGTAAAATGCCAGGCATACTATTCACATCATCGTAGAGATGTTTGCGGCATATTTCGAGGGTCGATTGTCTACTCATCTAATTGTTGTTCTTGAATGTATCTACTAACTAATTCAATGGCTGTATTGCTACCGAGTTCTGCCTGTTCAATTTCCTGAGCCCGAAGTCTGGTTATTACCTGCAGTTTGGCTTTGTAGTAAATTTTGGATATTTCGGTGGTTTTATTACTTATTTCGTCTCGAAGTTCGTCCGGATTGGCATCAACTAATAAAGCGATATCGGATATTCGGAAAAGCAAGGATGCATATTTATCAATCAGTTCTATCTGTGTTTGTGTGTACGTCATAAGTCATACTTGTAAGTGATTCTATTTTTAGCTTCAGTTTGTAAAATGTTTCTTCATCGGTTGTTATCACGGTACTTTCAGAGCGGTTCCCGCGAGTTGCATTCTGACTTCCGGTAATTATTACACCAGGGAACTGCAAGTTGTCAGTTTCGATAAGTACTATTTTTGCATGAGTTTTGCAATAACTTACCGAACTAAATACATTATTGGCAAATCGGATAATTTTCTGTGTTTTCTGAACTGCCTTAAAATCGAGAATAACAGCACATGATTTTAATAATCCTGATTTTTGCAGTTTGAGCATTTTTCTAATAAATTCTTCGCTCATGCTAAATGATACTACTGTTAGTGCAGCAGGTCCAGTTTGCTGCAATATCCACTCGATAAGATTATACAACTGAAATTTATTATCCAAATCAGCCCCGATATAGTCGGGGCTGATAGGTTTAAAAATGTCACTGATTTTATTCATCGCCTTTCGGTTCTTGATCAGCTTCGGTGGTTTTAGCAGGATCAGTTTCAGAATTTTCAGTATCTGTTAATTCTTCGCCAGGTTCTGAATCATCCGCTTTTGTTCCAATTTCTTGAACGATTACACCAATGCCTTTCAAACCTTCAATAGTTTCCGGCTTAACTTCTTGTCCGGCTTGAATTAATTCGTTGTATCGAACTTGTGCTTCAGCAATTTGAGCCGATGCCTGTGCTACCTTTCCAGACTCGTATTTCAATGCAACCTCCTTGATAGCACGACCAATGTAGACACGATTGGAACCAATGCGCTGTGTGTCGATTACAATTGGTTTTGGATGAATTACTTCATCCTGAGTGCCAATTACAAATTCATCGTAAAACTTCCAACTGTCTCTAATTTCAGTACTTAGTTCTAGCATTTCTTTGAGATAGGGAAAGCGGTCGCAAGCCGTATACCCATTGCCTGATAGAACTTTAACACGTTCGTGTAATGCTCTAAGTCGTGCATACTTTTCTGAATTGTTGAAAATAACATCCTGAACCTCCTGAGGTAATTCATCATGATCCGCACGTTTGCCTTTATTATCTGCAGGCATTTCTTTGCTAATAGTTGCAATTTCCTCTTGCAATTTTTTTACAGTAGGCGTGTCGCATTTGCGAAGTTTTGAACCTAAATACTTTTCGAGCTCGTACACAATTTTAGCAAAATTCTTTTTGTTAACCACATTTGTGTAAAGAATGCGATTTTTGTTTGCCTGAAGCATGAGCATAGCGCCAGCTTCCAAGTTGCGTTCTTCGGCAGTTAAGTCTAACCAGTCTTGAACTTTTTGTTCAAATTCTTTTAAATGATTCATTTTAAAGTGATTTATATTATTAATACTGAATGCGATTCAAATGTAATTACATGTTTATTCCTCAAAAAAGACAAAAAAAATCCCTGCAAATTATTATTTGCAGGGATTTTGAGACGCTTTAGAAATACTTAACCGCCAACTACTTCGTTAATTACTCCGCCTTCTACAACGATTTCACCCGTATAAAATGGAGCTGGAGAAATGTCAGTAACCGTTACGGTGAAAATAGTTCCAACTTCGTCAGTAACAGCAGCACCCAAATTTTGTGCAATAGCGGTGTCCGATTCGAACATTTCATTGCCTAAAATTCTGTACTTGCCATTTTTTACGCGAACGAGATAAACCATATCATCGTTATTAGCTTGCTGGGCAAAACCGGAAGCTTCTTCGTCTACATTTTGATGTGCAAACACACCTGTGTTCAAAAAAGTTTTACTTGGTTTGTTGCCTTGACTTGCAGATGTTACAGGCGATTTACTTACCGTAATACCAATTTCAGTCCAAACTGCAGCTGCCGCAAGTGTAAAGTTACCAGTGCGAGTAACTAATTCCCCCATTTTGGTCACTATTGTTTGCACCTTAGTTGGCCAAGAAAGTATGTCGCGTTTAGGAATTGCATATACTTTGTTATGCAAGCCAGGAAGAATTACTTCACCTTCGCACCAATCTAGATCCTTATATTTTATTTCATCACATTGTCCCATGTTTTGAACCTCCTTATTTTAGGTTTCAGGGTAAATTAACCCTGAAACAGTTTAGCAATCATTAATTTTTGTTTGCTGATAGTTTCGTACTGAGCTCCGAAAAGTACAGCAGATGAAAGTGTCAGCGTAAATGGTGAAAAACGATCGACATTCAAAGTTTCCAAATCGTTACCGTTTCCGGTACCAACTATCATGTTGGTTTTTGGAGTTAACTGAATGAATTGAGATGTTTTTTTAGATGCCAATGGCACAAGTTCTACACGGTCGTCGCTACCTTCAAGGAAGGTCTTCTTGAATTCCTTGTTGTAAGGAATTGCACCAGTTGTTGATTTGTAATCCTCGTTGTACGAGTTATACACAGAGCGTGGAATGAACATTTTACAACTTTCAAGCTCTACTAATTCATCAGATGATGAGTTGAAAATTGATTTCAAAACATCTACAGCATTTGTATCGTCAATAGCAGCTGACAATTGTTTGAAATTCCCATTACCTGCCGAAATTGTTCCAGCAGTGATTTCAGTTTGTGCAAGGGTGTCAAAACCGTTGAACAATTCCATACTGGTAGTTCCATCGTCCACGCGTGAAGCTCCAAAAAGAGCGAGATTCAATTTTTTAGAAAGAGATTTCAGCTCAGCTGCCAAAATTGCTTTGGTGATAGGCACATTTTTCAATGCGTCTCCATTAAGCATTAAGCTTCCTAAAATTGATTGATACACAGTATTCGGGTCAAATTCTTTGATTACCGATCCTAAGAATACTTCCAACGTGCGGGCTTTGATATCCGTAGATGTGTTTTTGCGATTTGGATCGTAAGGTCCAAATTCTGCATTTCCGCCTATTTCACCAACTGTCTGTTTGTACTGCACACCCGGACGAAGTGTCATGTGTTGCAGCGAATTTGCCAGCCCAATTGTAAGCATCATGATAAGCTCTTTTCGAAATTCTTGTGCAGATTTCGCAAATGCTTCGGGTGTGAGATTGATTGCCATTTGATTGAAATTTAAAATATTTAAAAATTTAAAAAACTAATACTTGATATTAAGGAATTAAATCGTAAAGCGATTTTGCAGATGCAAAAAGTGCTGTGTCGTCCACATCATTTTTATCATCTCCAGTAGCATCTGTTGCAGT